GAAGAATCTCTCCACCGACCATGAAAGGAGTCGGAAAGTAGCTGATTAAATCCAGCTACCGAGATCGTACCACTGTCTAACTACACTCTTGCTTAACTTTAAACGCAAGCTATGGGTCGGGGTTTTGTTTCGCCCCTTCCCAAGAAATTCGCTCGCGTCCTCAGCAAGGTAAGCGGGTAACCGCTTACAGACCTCAGGAAATTGTAAGAGGTCAGATGTAGATGGCCCTACCAGCACCCTTCGCGATGAGGGGTGCGCGGGCATCGACCACAGCCGGTTAAGCATATATCCGGCTGCATCATCGTCGCGGTATGCGACAGTCGTCACAATGTTAGGAACCCTATATCCCTCATGGGTAATCTCATGAGGATGGGATCTTTGCACTGAGGGCGTTGCTTCATCGAAGTTACTGATGAAGCCACCATCTCCAAGTGTTTCCGGGATCCGGAGTCGTAAGACTTTGGGAACCGAGGCAACGAGAAGATCAAAACTCTTCTTAAACGCTAAATCACAGGCCATACCGCAGCACAGTCTGTGACTCATTCGCCTAATGGAGTTGGCCGCACGATACACTGTAAGTGCAGATGAAAGCCTACTTTTCAAGTAGGTCGGTTTGATGTCCGTCCCTTTGAACCAATGGGTACCACAACTCTCGCGGAACCACGAGCTGAAAAAGCTCTTAGATTCGTTGAGCGTAAGCCGTAGAAGCCCATAAGTTTAGAGAAGGTAGAGTACGCCGACGTCGGTATTATGATGTCGTCCCCATAAACGTTAACTCGATCATCTGAGCCAACGTACTCACGCGCAGCAACGGCGCAAGCGTAAAAAATGAGGGATTCAAGTTGAAAGGTGAAACCGTTCCCCATACTGGAGAACTTCTCCCACCTTACCCACTTGTCGCGTACAAGGCCGTAGTGTGAACGGCAACTATCCAGAACCATAAACCAATCCGAGGGTAGTAACTCCCGGACGAGTTCGGTGGCAATGGAATCGCTGGCGGAACTGAGATCAACGGTGGCCAACTCACCTGAGATTGAACCCAGGCGGGCTAACTTCCCGTTGGTAGTTTGGTTCCGCAAGTTCACACCAACCCGAAGTAGACGACGACCTATACAATCGCCCAGCCCCTTTTGAAACCAAAGATTGAGGGGCGGTTCTATGGCGATCATACGGTCAATCGAAGAGTCTTTCGGGACAGTGACAACTTTGTTGCCAACGAGAAATGAGATAGGAAAGTTCGGTCCAAACTGAACCGGGTCACTCTCCCGCCAAACCATCTCACGTACCCAGAGAGGATATGCTTTACCAATCAGGGATAAAGGTAACAAAGAGTACAGATCTCGCGTCATCCCAGTCTGAGACTGGAACTTCTTAGATGCTGACGCCTGAGCACGTGGTAACGTACTCGTAGCGCCAGGCCCCCAAGAACACGACTGAATCCATTCCTCCGGATCAAAGTCGCCCAGCATCTGATGGATTTTTCGCTTAACTGCACTATGCAGCCAAGTGAGGCCCTCACTAAAAAGAGGGTCTCCGCCATGCTTGAAGCGAGCATTGGTCCTCCCGCATTGTTGTTCAAACAAATCAAACTTCTCATAAGCGGCCGTTTCCTTGTCTTTAGTCAAACTCAAAGAGTCAAACTTGGACAAATACTTAGTCGCTAAATAAGAATTGCGGGCATCATCTACACCATTATAGTGTAGCGGATCGAACTTGATTGCTGCCAACTGGTCATGCTCGTTGTGACTGAACATTAACCATATTGACAACGCCCTCGGACAATCCAG